GGGCGTCGGCAAGTCTTTATTCATGTGCCATGTGGCTAGCTCCGTCTTGCTCCAAGGGCGGAACGTTTTGTACATTACGCTGGAAATGGCAGAAGAACGCATTGCTGAAAGAATTGATGCCAACCTCTTGAATGTGCCGATTCAAGATATTGTTGAACTTCCCAAACAGATGTTTGAGAACAAGGTTACTAACCTTGCAAAGAAAACTCAAGGCACATTGATTATTAAAGAATACCCAACTGCTTCTGCACATGCAGGTCACTTTAAATCACTATTAAATGAACTAGCACTCAAAAAGTCATTTAAACCTGATATTATCTTTATTGATTATCTGAATATTTGTGCTTCTTCAAGATATCGTGGTAATAGTAATATTAACTCTTACACTTTTGTGAAAGCAATTGCAGAAGAACTTCGTGGTCTTGCTGTTGAGTTTAATGTTCCTATTGTCAGTGCGACACAAACTACTCGTTCTGGTTTTGGTTCATCTGACGTTGAATTGACTGATACCTCAGAGTCATTTGGTCTTCCTGCTACTGCTGACTTAATGTTTGCTTTGATTAGCACAGAAGAACTTGAAGGACTTGGGCAGATTCTTGTAAAACAACTTAAGAATCGTTATAATGACCCTACCATTCATAAGCGTTTTGTGATTGGTATTGATAGAGCAAAAATGCGTCTTTATGATTGCGAACAATCTGCTCAGCAAGACATCCTTGACAATGAAAAGGATGAGGAGTATGATTATGAAGAAAAGAAACCTAAAAAATCATTTGAGGGATTTAAGTTTTAAATATGACAAAAGTTATTGATACAAACAAATATATTGAATTCGTTCGCCAAACAACAAGTCCTGCGAGCACTAACTATGCGGATCTTCTTTCTCGTTTTACTGAGTTGGAAGCAAACCATGATGTAGATGTTCCTCGTCTTCTCACTGCTGCTCTTGGTATTAGCGCAGAATCTGGTGAGTTTACTGAAGTTGTGAAGAAAGTATTTCTTCAAGGTAAACCATATACTCAAGAAACTCAATTTCACCTGAAGCGTGAACTTGGTGATATCTGCTGGTATCTTGCTCAGGCTTGTATGGCTCTTGATACTAACTTTGAAGAAATTCTTCAAATGAATTATGAAAAACTGAGTGCTCGTTATCCAGAAGGGGCTTTTGATGTCTATCGCTCAGAAAATCGTGTGGAGGGAGACCTGTGACTACCTTAACAAAACAGCAAGTTGAAACTCTTGAGTATTCTTTCGCATACCTTAATATAAATTTTGAGGATGTTCCATCAGCAAAATTGCACGGAACTATGGAAGGAGTTCAACAACAACTTGAAAGTGGTGCCGATAAAGTCATTTATTCTTACCGAAATGAAACTGGTGGAGTAACTATTACCAGTATGAAAGTTGGAGAAGAAACTGAAGAAAGTAAAGAAGCACTCAATAAGGTGAGAGAAAATGTGCTGAAGTATTGGAAAGAACTTAAAGGGAGAAAAAAATGACTAAAGAAAACCAAGTAACAATCAAAATGGATGCTCGTTCTGCAGCCGCAGTTCGGCAAGTTTTGTTTGATGCTCAAAAAGGATATACTTATGATGGAGTGAGTGTTCCTCCTCGTGTAACTGATATTCGTGAAGTAATTCAACAACTTGATGCTGGTATTGAAGAAGTTATTGTTGGATAATTTTTCAATACTTTAATTTTATAAATAACTAAAAAAGTATTTGTAAAGCAATGTCTAGAATTACTGGAAATGATGCACTAGGGTTATACGAAGCATATCAATCTGTATATGCTCCTCAAGAAGAACTCACCGAAGAGCAAGTTTGGGAAGAAGTCGAAGCATGGGCAACCTCACTTGTAGAGGAGGGTTATGACCTCAGTGAGTATACTTGGGAAGATATGTATGAGGCATATATTGAGGAGCGTAGAGGAGCAGCAGCTGGTTTAGCAAATAGAAATGTTATAGCACCAGCAGCAAAACCACAAATTGCTGGTGGCGGAATGGGAGGTATGAGAGGTACTGGAAGATATAGAAGTTCCACTCAAACTAGTTCTTCTCCTGGGGCACTTAGAGTAGGAGCAAATGCACCTTCGGCAGCAAAGCCTGCTCCAGCTCCTGCAGCAAAACCTTCGGCTCCTACTCCTTCAGCAGCAAAGCCTGCTCCAACTGCAGCAGCGAAACCTGCACCTTCGGCAGCAAAGCCTGCTCCAACTGCACCCGCTGCACCCGCTGCACCCGCTGCACCAAAGAAAACTTTTAATCCTTTGATGCAGAAAACTTTTGGGTATCAAACTGGATATGCTCCCGACCAAATTAAGAATAATCCTAAAAAACTAGCCCAGATGGGTTCACTAAAGAGCATCAGCGATTCTTTTGATATGTTTGATGTGGTAAAAGAATATCTTCTTGGTGAAGGATATGCTGATACTGAAGAAGCAGCAGTAGCAATTATGGCGAATATGAGTGAAGATTGGAAGTATCATATTATTGATGAGGCAAGAGCAGAGGGTGTAAAACCATATCGTGGAACTGCAACTCAAGCAGAAGTTAGAAAGGATGCAAAAGAAGCACGCAAAAAGCACGTAGAAAAGGCTAAGGGACAAAAAGGTTATGGTGAGGATGAGAAGTTCTCTAACTGGAAAGATAAAGCAACACCATCTAGCACTCTAAAAAGAAAAGGTGGAGAGACAGAAACAGTTTCTCAAAGAATGGATAGAGAAAAGCCTTACGGCAAGAGAATGACTGGTCCAATGGCAAGAGAGTATGGTAGTCGTCATGCTGCTGAAGTTACCCGTGTCGTAAAAGGTGCTGGTGAACCACAAGCAGTTACTTACCCAAGAAAGGGTAGAGATGAAAAGCCAAAATCTTCTAAAGAAATTATTCGTAAGGGCTGATATAATCTTTTGATATAAAAATCTAATTTCAAAGGGAGGGTTAAAAATCCTCCCTTTTTTGTCTAAATACAAAAAATTAATATAGTATGCCTTCCCCACAACAATCAGGTAGACAATACGAACTGCAAGTTAGAACTAGATTAAGAACTGTATATACGACTATTCCAACAACCGCTCAATTTGGAGTAGGTCCTGATTTAACAATTCCTGCTGTTCAGCCGTCAAATATTGGACAATCTATATTGGTCGAGTTAAAAACAACTACAGGGGCAGATTTTGGGCAGAAAGCAGTAACTTTTGACGGTATTTCTTGGCAACCGAAAGATAATTCAGAAGAACTTCCAGAACATGCTGCGTTATATAATTATCTTTTTTCTACCTTTGATATTTCGAATAAAATACAATCTTCTTGGGGATTACCTAATACTAATTTAACTGCCCAAGATTTGCAGATATTAGTGGAAACTAAACAAATTAATAAAGTTCTTTATTATGAAAAGTTATACCAACAAGCAACCGGTGTAAGAAATATTTTCCCTGAGGTCGAATTATCTAGAGGGCAAAGAATTATAGATTCAATAATATCCTATTATAATTCTAAGGGTGTTTATTATATACAAATAAAGGGAAAAGGTTTTTATATTCTTGGAAACGATATTAAAAATCTTAATCAGTTACTTTCGGTAAATATTCCAAAATTTCAACCAAATGACGCTAGGTTAATACTTAGAGGAAAACCAAGCGATAGTGGTAGAACTTATAGACCTGTTATAGCATTCAGATCTTCAACTATATCTAAAAGTTCTGTTGATTTGGAAGATTTGAGTTTTATTCAATCTCTCTACGATAAATTTTAAATAAATACATATAAAACACTATAAGATGAAAAGATTTACTCAATTTATTACAGAGGCAAAAGAAACTAGAGTATCTCAGCAAGCCAAAAATCTTGGATTGGTTGGAAATGGGCATGGAGATTGGTATAATTCCCAAGGAGAATTTGTAGCAAAGACGATAAATGGAAAACTTGAATTCTTTAATAAGGGAGAAAGAATAGGACAAAGAGATATTCCACCAAAATCAAATTCATCTAATCAGCAAGTATCTGGTACAGGGCAAGTTCAACCAGTACAAACTCAACAAACTCCACAACAAGAAATGCCTATAGATCAGGAACAACAACCTGATATGGGAGAAGAATTTTTAACTGTTGTATTTGGTAGGTTTAATCCTCCAACAAAGGATCACGAAAAACTTTTTTCAGAGGCACAAAGAGTTTCTGCTGGTGGAGAGGTTAGAATCTATCCATCAAGAACTCAAGATTCTAAAAAAAATCCATTAAATGCTAATAGGAAGATTTCTTATTTAAGAAAGATGTTTCCAGACATTGCAGAATTTATTGTTAATAACCCTGAAATGAAGACAATCTTTGACGTATTAATTTCTGCAAATGAAGACGGGTATTCCAATATTAATATTGTTGTTGGGTCTGATAGATTATCAGAAATGCAAAGTCTATCTGCTAAACATAATGGAACTTTTTATAACTTTAATGAAATAAGGGTAATTCCTACTGGGAACTTTGACTCTGAAAAAGATTCTGGTGGAATTAGTTCTGGTATGTTGAGAAAATCCGCTGCAGATAGTAATTTTAGAGAATTTAAGAGAGGGATGCCAAAGGGACTTAAAGAACATGATATTAGATCTCTCTTTAATGATGTGAGAAAGGGTATGGGATTGAAAAAGGAGATGGGAGAAAATTATAATTTATGGGAAATCGCTCCAGAGCTTGACTATAAAAATTTAAGAGAACATTATATATCAAATAGTATATTTAAGATTGGGGATATTGTTGAAAACATGAATACTGGATTGGTCGGTGAGGTTATCCGTAGAGGAACAAATTATTTGATTTGTGTAACCGAAGAAGATGTGATGTTTAAATCTTGGATTAAAGACCTATCGGAATACACTGAAGTTGAAATGGATAGATCTATGAGAGATAGAATCCACCCAAATACTTTGGTGGGGACTTTAGGTGCATTCAAACATTATGCTTCTTTGACTCCAGATGCAATTAAAACAGGAGAAAAAAACCTTCAGTATGGGGGAAAAGTATATAGACATAATTTAATAAATAAGTATAGAAAAATAAAAGAAAGTAGTTATTCTAATGTCTAGTAATATTCTTAAAGAAAAGAAAAAGGCAAAACCAGATTATCTTGATTTTGATAATGATAATAATAAAACTGAGCCTATGAAAAAGGCTCTAAAGGATAAGGAAAAGGCAGAAGTTGCTGAAGAACTGAAGGGAAATCAGCATAAAATTGATGTTGCCGCTCCTTACGGAGAATTAACATCTGCCGATTTTAAAAAACTTCGCAAAAGTAAAAGAAGAACCACAAAAGAGTCTTTTTCAAATTGGAGAGAAGATTTAATCGAAATTGCAGATAAAATAAAAACGAATAAAAGTGAAGTTCCAAAAATTGTAGAAAAAGAAGTAAATAACAAAATTGAAATTAATCCCAAGATTGATTTGGGGGAAATGGCTCAAAGTCTTGGTGGAACATTGATTGAAATGGTAACGATTGAAGATTTTGAGGGTGTTTTTGATAATCTTTCTGAGTCAGAAATTTTCTTTCTAAATGATGATTTAATTGAAAATATTGTTGAAGAAGTCTTTGTCGAATGTATCCAAGAGGGATATGACGTTCTTCATATTGAAAATACTTTACTAGAATCTCTTGAAATTTCTTCTTCTATTTTAATGGAAGCAGAAGTGACTTATGGTCACGATACTGATGTTAAAAAGAATAGATTGGAGAAAGTTAAGTCTGCGGTTAAAAAGGTAGGAAAAGGAATTGCTCGTGGTGCTGG